CTTTAGCGTTAAATGTAAAGTCGCATTTACTACAAAATATAATAGACTCAGTAAAATAATTATATTCACCAGGCCCAACGGATCGATCATTTACAGCCCGTGATCGATCTTTCGTTCCGTGATCCCTTGCTTTCGTTAACCTGTTAACTATAACAGTTTCACACTTTCCACAATACCCTTTATTCAATTCCTTAGCAGGTTCTAAACAGCTTATGCAATTATTCACTTACTCACATCCTTTAAAGATTCTTCATTTTCAAAATAACAACCCTCACATGAATGTATCATATATTTGTTCCATAATCGGAAGGGTAATAATTTTGTGTCGGTTTCCTTTTCTTTACAGAAAAAGCAAATTGGACCATTATAGTCTGTATTCATTTATTTAACCTCTTTATTTCATAGATATCTCTGTTATTATCTAAAGTAATATCTAAGTTATTTAATCGGGCTTCTTTTATTATTTCATATTCCTCTTTAGTGTAAACTTCACTATCACATTTAGGTATTAAGAAATAATTTTCAGAATCATAACTTTCATAATTGAAATTATCGTCTTTATCTAAATATAAATCCCTGTCATAATCTGATGCTTTAACTTCAAGGGTTTCACAACATTCTAAACAGTAAGGACAGAAAGGCCACATATCAAAATCAATACCTTCTTTAGTTTCTGAAACTCTATAACTCATTTCAGAACCACAGCACTCACTTACCAAAATATTACCTTTAACAGTAACATAAGGATTAATGCTTTTATTCTCTTTATTGGGTAGAGGGCACCCGCTTCTACTTCCTAAGCTCATAATCTCCTAAAGGTTATAGTATATATAAACTATCGATAGGAAAAAATAAAGATTTAAAGTAAATAATAGGTACATTGCGCAACAATATAATACGCTCTTTTTCGGGCGTGGGCTTGAGGTGGGGTTCTATGTGTTAGGGGTGGGGTGTAGATCTGGACTACCTTTGTCTATAAATTGTAGGGATTTTCGCTACGAGGGACTACCTCTGCCTTAATTTTTTTTTTAAAAAAGTTGTACCATAGAAAGGATATATATA